CACTTAAGGGAAGAAAAAACGACCCACCACCTGATGGTTAGTCAGGAAGTAATAAGGGACAAAGGCCTAAAGCCAAGGTCCTAAATTACGCCAAACCGAGACACGTGACTTAACGGTCTTGTGCCTCGTCCGCCTAGGAAGAATCTCGATATTACCATGAGATTCTCCACTAGACCTCGTACACCACAGTCGACTTAAAAGAAGACCGTGGGAGTCATACCAATGATCAAAAGGTTTCTCGACTAAGATTTTAATCTTGAATCCTTCCTCACCATGTCTTAGGCGGGGAGGGCAGGCTTCGTCAAAATTAACGACGAAGCCTCCATCTCCGAAACCATCGGGTATCATAAGGGGAATCTGACGAAGATCTCTCTTACAATATGACCGAAGGAAAGTGCAAATACCGCGAAAACGAGCGTCACAACCATCGCCACTAGAATAGAGGCGAGAACTGTAACGCCGAATCGCATTATGTGCTTTATAGACTGATGATTCATTGGAAATAAGCTCCTTTAAGTACAGAGGGGTGATATCATGTCCAGCCCAATAATGTTTACCACAGCTTTCACGATAGTAGCCGTCGAAGAAAGACTTCTGCAGGTTTATACTAAACCCGCAGAACTCAAACAGTCGACGACACTTATCATAGTAAGCGGACGGGATGATTAAATCATCTCCGTAAATGGAAACAGAATTATGTTGGTCATCTGGAACGCACGCGCAAGCGAGTGCGTAAAAGATAAGACTTTCTAGTTCGAACGTGTAGCCGTTCCCCATTGAGGAGAACTTCTCATATTCAATTAGATCGCCATTGATATTACCTAGCGGAGATCTTAAGGAGTAAAGGACATTGAACCAGCGTGATGGCAACAACTGTAACACCAACTCAGAAGAGATGGTATCAGACGCTGCTGAAAAATCGATCGTTGCTAAGTTATTAAACTTAGAACCGAGTCGACATAGACGCTGATTGTGACCTTGATCATTAAGATCGATACCAACACGCTTTAACCGACGACGGATCATCGCGCCGATACCCTTCTGGAACCATAGGTTCCATGAAGGCTCGATTGCAATGACACGATCAGTCTTCGCGTTTTTCGGCACTGTAATAATTTTGTTGAAATTGTGAAAACGAAGTTTACCCTCAAATGAAATAAGAGGATAGGCAACGGAAATCCAATTTTTTACAAATTTATAACAGGTGGGCGTAATTTCGACATCGCTGTCGAATTTATTCGTCGCCGTGGCTTGATGACCTCGTAAGAGGTGCGTCGCGCCAGGGCCCCACGTGGACGAATCAACGAACTCCTCCGGGTCAAACTCACCAAGAATCTGTGCGATTTTTCGAGTTGCTGAGAATAACTCAGGCTCGCAGTCTTTGACTGTACGCACGCGTTCATTGGTTAGCTGACAGACATTCTCTGCTTTCCAAAACTTATCGAGAGCTACGGTTTTCCGATCGACCGTAAGGTCGAGGTAGGGAAACTTGCTCAAGTAAGAAGTGGCAGCAAGAGAGTCTCTCGCCTCAAGAAAACTATTGTAATCTTGCGGTCTGAATTCAAGATCTAGCAACTGGGTATGCTCGCCATGCGAGTATAGTAACCAACATGCTAGACTTCGAGGACAGTCGAGACTGGAGAAGAACTTACGGATAACGCTCGGCGTTAAATTTGAATCACTCATGTGAATCCTCAGAATATCTAAGATATTAATGGACCTAACAAAAAGTTAGTATATGCCTTCGAAACCATCCACAAACGCAGTAGTTACAGCGTTTGTGATCAAAGTGTCGATGTAAGCTCTTAAATCGCGACGAGGAGTCTGACCCATGTTCTTTGGGAAAGCGATCTCGACAGATGCAATTGCTTCATCGATTTTCTTCGAGGTATCAACGGTATCCATTAGAGGAAGAGTGATTTTAAACTTAAGACGAGCCTTATTAGAGCGCGCACTTGGAACTTTGGAAGAGATCGAAACGAAGGTTTTACCGTCGTAGATCGCATCTGAAGAACCATATTGCGCAACACCGTTAGTGTCGATCGTCAATGGGCTGAAAACCACATCAGTGGTTGCGTTGTTTTTCAACGTCAATGCAGCGAATGCTGACATAAGTCACCTTTTCAATTGTTGGATTAGGAGCATAAGACTATTTACCGTATGAGCCTTAGAGAATGGGTTCTTAAATTTAGGTAGAGGCAACACAGGAGTACCGTGTTGAATCTCGCGCTTAAATCTATTGAGCACACCTCGAAAGACTTGGGTACCTCCACTGACTTCCCAATTAGACCACGGTGCACTTTTGTGAGTGACTGTGATTTCATAGGTTTCAGTATAGAGACGAGACTCGTGCCAGTTTTTAACTGTCACGCCCTCGAATAAGTCAAGTGATTCTAGCCATGAACCAATTGGAATAAACCAATCGGCAACAAACGAGAAGGGGATGAACTCCCATCCTGCGGCTAGATTGTTGGTTTGTGCATGGTTCTGGATGATAGGTGCCTTCTGAGTGCCAGTAATCATAACTTGATTTTTGACAGTTATTTTAAATGTACGTTTAATAGTCCAGGAAGAAAATTCATTCGACCCGGAAGACTCAAGCGTCCATTTATTAGAAGCCCTACCAGAATACCGTCGCCAAGTGCGTCCCGGCTCACAAATTTCACCAATAAGTTTATTAGTGTCAGAAATGAGAGGGGAAACACCGTAGACATATCCGAGATAGGCGGAACTGATCTTTTGAGGATCAGACGCCAAGTCGGTTAATGCCTTGGTAACGGCCTTCTTACCCTGAATCAAAATCTGTAAAGTAGAGATAGCCCATTGGGCGATCGTTGCTTTAAGACCTTGATATTCCACAACCGCATTTGCGAGATTAGCAATATTATTGCGTGCGCTGCTCGACATCCTATAAAGGGATTGAGAGCGAAGCGGCTCAATAGTTGCCCAATCGTCCAAAACGTTGTCCTGAAAGCCAATGGAAAGGCCCCAGGATCCAACGCCAGCGTGGAAACCATTAGTCGCACCATTTATAACTGTGACAACGCGGTCTAACGGGTTATTCTTATTAACAAGAGTAACCGTGTTAGAAGTCTCGTGTCCCGAACGGATTTCCGAACGGAAGTTTAAATAGTGAGGCGTAAGGTCAGGCAAAGAAACGGGAGGAAGAGTGATCTTCTTAGACACGAAATAGGTCTTAATAGACCAGATTTTTCGACGCCTAGGTTGAGCAATATACCCATAAATGGGTTTCCTTCGTTCTTTTGTAATACCGATCTGACGAGACACCTTAGTCGCTGGTAATCCAGGACGCCTAAGGATGAAGGTCTTGAAGATCGGGCGAGCCTTAATCACACGGTAGCCGACAATAATACGCTTTTTGACGTAATAAGTGATGACTTCCTTAACATAGCGACGGTTTTTCGGGACCTTTATATAAAGGTACGAAACACCATCGCGCGTAAAGATGCCATTAGCTCCATTACGAGAAAGAAGCGTTATTGTATTGTACTGCGTACCAGTCCAGGAAGTGCCACCATTACGCGAGGAATACCAGTAACAAGGAATGTTCTTGGTTTCAGACGTGTATGGCATAGGAACTCCTGGGTTGTGATTAATTAAGACGTAATCGAAAGATTACGTGACA